GAACACAATAGAGTCGGGGTGCAGCGTGTAGCTGCCGATCTTGCGTTCAAGTATCAGACGTAGCAGTGCGTTCTTGACTGCGGGGTTGGCCTTACCGAACTCGTCAATCATCAGGATGATCGGCTTGTCCTCGTGGGCACCTAGCTCCTCGTTGGTCAGGTATGTCACATAGCCGGTGCCGTCATCCAGCTTGGCGATGTTGGGTATTGTGATGTCACCCAAGTCCTTGGTCGTGCAGTCGAAGAAACATGCTATGTGATCCGGCAGTGCCTCTGAGATTTCGGTAAGCAGTGATGACTTACCTGTACCCATGTGGCCTTGAAGTAAGACTGTGCGAAGCCATCCGATTGCCAAGATCAGTGCCTTGGCTTGGTCGAGGTTCAGTGCGTAAGTTTGTTGTGCATATTGTGCATAGCTCATGGCTATCTCCTTTCCGTTTTGTTGGTTTGGTTTTGTGTATAAGTCATACACAAAGTTGGTTAGTGGTAGGCGGTATTGCCCTGTGGTGAATCACCATTATATATGGTATTTCGTGTTATGTCCAGTTACCTACCGACCTCAGAGATCCAAGGACGGTAGTTTGCTGATGATGTCTTTGACCTGCTGCTGTTTGTCCAGCCGCAACGTCTCGCTGGCCTTGAGCGCATCGGTGTTCACGCCGTATAGCGCATTCTCTAGTTGGTCTGCAATCGCAGTCATCTGAGTGTCACCGGTCAGGTTGAAGTCACGCATCATATGAATCAGCTCTAGCGACGTATCGAAGACGCTATCGTATAACTTGTTATATTTTCGACTGCCATCGGCATTGGGCTTCTTTGTCCAGCCGGTTGGTGCGGGGTTAGTCTCATCTTTCGGGGATAGCTGACGCAGCACAGTCTCTAGGTTCTTGTGCAGTCGTGCCCAGATGTCATTCATCGCGGACTCAATAGCCCCACGGTAGAACGAGTCATACTGTTGCTTGAGAACTTCTTGCTGCTCGTTGGGTATGTCGAGTCGGAAGTCACCGGCCTCGGGCAGTGGTTGGACAGCCAGATTCCATCCGAACTTTCTACGCAGCTCGTCAACCGGCGGGTAGTCTGCGTGGCTGAACATAGCGCCAAGCTCTGACATAGCGGTAGATGTGCGCCACTGGTACGCATCCTCGAAGTCTTGGTACATCCGACGGAACGTATGCTCCAGATCTGTCATGGTGTTCTGGTAGTCGAAGTATTGAGATGTCGGTATCAGGCGCAGTCCCATGTCAGACCACGGCAGGGTCATCGCGTAGTGGGTGGTGCGTGCGTTACCTACAATCTTCTTTAGGTCTTCCAGCTCAGTGCAGCCAGCGAGCAGGTTCTTGTTGTAGTTACCAGCTTTGGCTGACGCGCCGTTGTCACGGGCTACCTTGCGCGATGCTGACTTATCCAGTTTACGCGCAGTCCACGTTGAGATGTTTAGCTGTACCAGCATGGCAGATGAACTGATGCTCGGTGCGTTTACGGTTGGGCCTTGGGCCAGTTGGTGAATGTTGTTTGCTTGTTCCATTGGGAACTCCTTATCGTTGGTTTTGGTTGGTTTGGTTTTGTGTATAAGTCATACACAAAGTTGGTTAGTGAACTGACACAAGCACCGCGCTCTTACGCAATGCCATGAGGTTGACGGTGCCGTGGCGTATGCTGTCGAGATACTGAACGCCGCCCTTGATGTACACACGCTCGGGCATGTTGAGTAGACGGAACAGCGCATTGAGTCGGGACTGCGTGGTGCGCGACGGTGTAGGTTTACCGTTTACTTCATACCCGCCACAGGACACCCATAACTTCTTAACCCCATCTCGATTCGACATGGTGGCGATGCGGTTGCCATGCAGTAACAGATCGAGACTGCGGGTGGCTTGGTTGAACACGGACTGCGTGTTGCCTACTGCTTTGGTGTCGCCATTGATGAACGCACCGATAACTTCTTTTTCTATCTTACGCATTGGTTGTTACCTCGGCTTGGACTGAAATTGTGTGTGCTACGCCATGCTCTTCGTATGCTCTTGCATAGGTGTTGATGGCTTTGCATATTTCGTTGTAAGACTTGCTGGTGATCGCAAGCCTCCCGTTCTCCCGTATCGCCCAGAACCCTGATGGCTCCTTGGCTACGACTAACTCTCTTTCATCTGACATTGCTGTCTCCTAACAGGTCATACATACGGTCTAGCTGGTACTCGGTAACGTGCGGCTTGTCCTTGGCTAGACCGGCCTGCGCTATGGTCACGAGTGTGAGTAGCTTTTCCAGCAGGTCATCGTGCTCGGCTTTGACCAACCTGATCGCGGCTTCGTGGTGGATGCGCTGGTCGTTTAGAGCTTCGATCATCCTGATCTCGGCTTCGTGGTAAATGCGCCGGTGTGCCTCAGCTTCGCGCTGAAGACTTAGCTCGGCAATTTCTTCAATGATTTCGGCTTCTGACATTGCTGTCTCCTTTCGTTGTTGGTTTTGTGTATAAGTCATACACAAAAAATGAGTGTGTCGGGCAGGAGTCTCCCCACCGACAAGAGATATTGTCTCACATATAACGTGTTATGTCAAGTAGTGGTCAGGCGTGGTATTTGGTGGTGAGAAGTGTAATGTTACGCAATGTTACGTCCTATGGGCCGGTAAGTCCTTGATAAGTAAGCAATGTTACATTGTTGCGTTTTTGGGGAAATTGAATGGGTTTGAGCGCAGACGCTCGGGAACGTAACATTAGTTCTGTGTAACGAGATTTTCTGCAAGTAGAGGGGTCAACGGGCAGGGTATATATACTTTTTGCTAAAAACGTAACATTGTAAGGACTACTATATATATATACAGGTTTTTGTATAAATATATAGTAATACTTACAACTAGATACCACGAAATACAACGAGGATAATGTTGCCTTTTTGCCATTTGAAAACGCAACATTGCGTAACATTAGCGTTTCGGACGTAACATTAGGTCTGCTGAAAACGCAACATTGCCCCGCACCTCGAATCTAGGAGCTGGTATCGTGGTAACGTGTTATTTTGTGTATGACTTATACACAAAACGTATCATCCTGTGCCGCACATCTAATCTAGGAACTGGTATCAGAGGCGCACTCCACAATGCGTTTGGCGCACCTCGAATCTAGGAACTGGTCTCAAAGAATTTGAGACAAAAAAAATCCCCGCCGAAGCGGGGATCTCTCTGGGTTGGTGGGTGGGTTATTTGGCTTCGCGATTCGCTCGGATGCGGTTTACATTCAGCGTGTGCGTCAATCCCTCCAGTAGGTTTTTAACCGCTTGGCTTTCTGCGATTACTCCCTGTTGACCTACATCGAATGCTGCTAGCTTGTTAACCAATTCAATCAACACGGGGTGTTGAATCGAGCGCGGTACCGGCGAAGTCTTAACTTCAGGTAACGGCCCAGATTCAACGTGCGTATCAGTTGAGACGTTACCAGTCTGGCTATCCTTACCTTTGGCGGTTTGCGCTTTCGGCGCTTTGTTCGGCGCTACCGTCTTAGGCTCGAATGGCGATAACAAGCTGGTCAGTGTGCCGCGAAGGTTCGCCATGCCGCTACTGACTATGTTATGCGCCCTACCTTGCGCTGCCGTGAATTTATCAACCGCTGCTTTTTGCGCTTTGGTGACGGGTTTTTTATTCCCGCCCGATAGCTTCAACTTGTGCGCCTTAGCCGCGTCCCGATCCATGCCTTTGATCTCGGCCAAGGTAAACCCCGCAAACGTGCGACCAAAGCTGGCGCTACGTGATGCGATGAACCCAGTCCGCAATTGCGCGTACACTTCAGGATCGCCCTTTTTCTCATAGGTATCCGCAATTGTGACTAATGGTTTTCCGGCTTTCACGAAGCGTGAACCATCTGCGCTGCGCTTTAGTCCGAGCATTCGCGCCGCAATTACGCGGGCATTATCGTCAGCTTTGAAGTAATTAGTAGCTGTTTCAATTAAGTTGGGCATAGTGCCTTTCTCCGATTTGTTAAGTTAATGCCGACAGATCATTCCGCCGACACCCCAAATTATAACATCATGACGTGTTACACACAAGTAAATCGTGGTATTTGGCGGCAAATAGTGGTTTTTTGTGTATGACCTATACACAAAACCGGCAAATCTGACCCCACCGCCCCCCGACCCCCGCGCACTGCTAACAGCCACGCACGGCGCATGTATTACTAATCTGCACGAATTATCAGCATCGCCACGAGTTTGCACATCATTTTGTATTTTCTGGTGGTATCTGATGGTTTTTTGAGGCCGTTCCCTACTAATCCCCACACAGGAAACCCCCAACCCCAAAAATAAAAGCCCCAGCAAAAAATTTTTTGTTTGTCAAGGGACTGAAATGCCGGGTTTAAGGTACCCTTGTGCGTGCCACGTAACTTATTGATTATGTTGGGTTATTCGGGTTTTCAGACCCCCGGTGCGCCCGGCACGTAAATACTTGTAGAAAATCTTGTTATATAGAAGTAGCTACGTGGGGGTGTCCACAAAATCACATATATAGCGTTTTGGACTTTTTGGACTATTCGCGGGTTAGGGTGTCGTTGATATGCCGAATCCAAAAGAAGAAATCCGGCAGCGGTAGGGCGTGCTTCATTTTATTGGCTTGCCAGCACACGAGATGTACGTTTGAGCGTACGTATCCTTTGGTTGGGTCTATCCGGTCTACACTTGCGTTGGTGGTGGTCTCTCCAAACCCACGATGCCGGGTCATTACCAGACCACTCAAGGCACATCGCCCCTCTTGTTCTTCCCACAGCTCTACTAGGTCTGCAACTGTTATGGCGAATTCTAGGTCTTCCCGCTTCTTACGGCTGTGCTTGAGTCCAGCTAAGGAGTATCGAAGGAACGCCTCAACGCTAGCGTTACGTAATTTGTCTTTAGCTTTATGTTTACAGCCCTTGCAGGTGTATAATCTATATATGCCATTCATAGAGAATGCTTCGATAGGTTTCTCTTCGTGACAGACTTTGCAAGTTCTTGTATCTTCTGATGCCATATTGTATTTTCCCCGCGTGAATACGTATGTTTAAGTTACAGGCATAACCCATGACTTTATTTGTAGAACCTGAGATCGGCGTTCCGTTTTCAGACGACACCCCCACAGTCGATCTGAAGGAGCGGGCCGAAGCAGCCTGCAACACGGCGCTCAAACTAGCAGAACATGGACTAGATTTGGAACCCACGGCGGAAGATGAAGACACGGCTGCGAAACTTGCTTTGGCTTATGCTGACGATCCTGAAAAAACTTCTAAAAAGGTTACTACGAAGAAGGCGGCGAAACTCACCCCTGCCTCTATGGTGCTGACGAACAACATACTTCAAGAGTTCGGACACTCTGTTGCAGAAAGCGCGACTCAGATCCGACACCTCGTAACTAATAAGCTCTTATTGGAGTCGGAGAACGACGACCCACGCATTCGCATACGAGCTTTGGAACTTCTAGGTAAGATCTCAGACGTAGGACTCTTCGCAGAGAAGTCAGAGGTGACCATAACACACCAGTCCACGGATGATCTACGTGACAAGTTACGTGGTAAGTTGGAGAAGCTGGTACAGCCAGTAGACGACATAGCAGAGGGCGACTACGAAGACGTGGTGCTGGACGGCGAAGTGTTAGACCTCAAGAAAGAGCTTGGTCTGGACGACGTTGAAGCGGCAGTAGAAGAAGTGGCAGAAGACGAAGCGAAAGTAGAAGGTGAAGAAGGCTACGATGACTGAGGCCGTTCCCAGTTTTACTGAGGAAGAGATACAGCAGATGCTGGATAACCTCGATGCCTTTTCTGATGAAGAGGTTGTGGAGATAAACCGCATCGTAGATGAGCTGGAATCGCGTAAGGCGAACGAAGCGGCGTACGACGACCTGATAGAATTCTGTAAGAAGATGCAGCCAGACTACATTGTGGGGAAACACCACAGGATTTTGGCGAATATGTTGATGTCGATTGAATCTGGTGACAAAGACCGGATTTGTGTGAATATCCCACCGCGCCACGGCAAGTCCCAACTTGTCTCTATCTTCTTTCCAGCGTGGTTTTTAGGGCGGAATCCAAACAAGAAAGTGATGATGGTGTCGCACACCACCGATTTGGCGGTGGATTTTGGTCGTAAGGTGCGGAATCTCATCTCTACGGACGAGTATCAGGCCATATTCTCCACAGTTCAGCTTGCCAGCGACTCGAAATCAGCCGGTAGATGGAACACGAACTCCGGTGGCGAGTATTATGCGTGCGGTATTGGCTCTGCATTGGCCGGTCGCGGTGCTGATTTACTGCTGGTGGACGACCCACACTCGGAACAGGACGTAATTAACGGCAACTTTGCCGTATTTGAGAAGGCATACGAGTGGTTTACCTTCGGTGCGCGTACTCGTCTGATGCCCGGAGGCCGTGTTGCAATAATTCAGACCCGATGGCACCAAGATGACCTGACTGGGCGGGTTATACGCGACATGACGCAGAATGACCGCGCTGATGAGTACGAGGTGGTCGAATTCCCTGCCATACTGGAGATTGAGGACGATGAGACGGAGGAGATCGTAGAGAAACCCCTGTGGCCTGAGTTCTTCGACCTAGATGCACTGCTACGAACCAAGGCGTCAATGCCTACATTCCAGTGGAACGCGCAGTATCAGCAGACACCCACGGCGGAAGAGGCTGCGCTGGTCAAGCGCGAGTGGTGGCAGATCTGGGAGCAGGACAACCCGCCGTCATGCGAGTACATAATTATGTCGCTGGACGCGGCGGCAGAGAAACACAACCGCGCAGACTTCACGGCGTTGACTACGTGGGGCGTGTTCCTCAACGAGGAGTACAATGCGTACCACATCATCCTGCTGAACAGTATAAAGAAGCGGCTAGAATTTCCAGAGCTGAAGGACTTGGCGCTGGAGGAGTACAGCGAGTGGGAACCTGATGCGTTCATTGTGGAGAAGAAGTCATCAGGTACGGCACTGTATCAAGAGATGAGGCGTATGGGGCTGCCCGTATCAGAGTATACGCCCCACAGAGGATCAGGTGATAAGTTAGCGCGTCTTAATGCAGTATCTGATATTGTTGCGTCTGGTTTGGTGTGGGTACCTCCTACACGGTGGGCAGAAGAGGTAGTCGAAGAGATTGCCGGATTTCCGTTTATGAGCCATGATGACTTGGTTGACTCAACGGTCATGGCACTCATGCGTTTTAGGCAGGGTGGGTTTATACGACTGCCGACAGATGAGCCGGAAGAACAAAGATACTTTAAGTCGCGGCGAGGCGGCTTCTACTAGAGACATACTATGGCTATAGAAAAAGGTTTATACGCAGCACCTGAAGGTATTGATGCGGGTGAAGAGGAAGAAGCGGCGCTAGAGATTGATATTGTCAATCCAGAAATGGTTACGCTAGACGACGGCAGCGTCGAAATCACAATCATACCCGACGCCGACATGGGCGACATGATGCCCTTTGATGCAAACCTAGCTGAAGGTATGGAAGAGTCAGACCTTAATGCGTTAGCGGATGATCTAGTAGGTTTGGTGTCAGCCGACATCGACAGCCGCAAAGACTGGGCGGACACATTCGTCAAGGGTCTGGACGTGCTGGGCTTCAAGTACGAAGAGCGTACTGACCCGTGGGAAGGCGCGTGTGGCGTGTACTCTACAGTCCTCGCTGAAGCGGCAATTCGTTTCCAAGCAGAAACAATGTCCGAGACGTTCCCAGCCGCTGGCCCTGTACGGGTCAAGATTGTTGGCGTAGAAGACAAGGACAAGGAAGAGGCGGCAAACCGCGTGAAAGCGGATATGAACTACGAACTCACCGAGCGCATGGTGGAGTACAGACCAGAGCATGAGCGGCTGCTGTACAGCCTTGGCTTGGCTGGTAGTGCGTTCAAGAAAGTTTATTTCGATCCGAACATAGGCCGACAGGTAGCTCTATATATCCCTGCTGAAGATGTGGTTGTGCCCTACGGTGCCTCACATAT